CAATCCTAGAACGGAGAAATGGAGGACATATAACCCTTCTGGGATTTACATTTCACCCTTGTTGTCAAGAACATGGGTTTGGGCAGTGCAAGATTGTTGGACTCTTGCGCGAGATTGGTACAAACAGGAAGGATTAGAGTTAAGAGATTGGGATAGACCAGACGATCCAGAACAATTCATCAAAGCACCGATGTTTGATGGAGCGTATGAAGCAACAGGATTTCGTTTATTAAAAGATGAGAAATTAATGAAAGGAGACTTGTTGTTAATGTCTATTGGATCGCCTGGATTAAACCATTGTGCTGTGTATTTAGGGGATGGAAATGTATTGCATCATCTTCAAAATCGCTTGAGTTGTAGAGATTGTTATGGGGATTGGTTACAATCAAGTACAGGTAAGAAATTGAGGCATGAGAACAGTAAAGCTATATGGGGAACTGGCTGAATTTACAGGCAGGAAAGAAATTGTTGCGGATATAGCTGATGTAGGAGAAAGCATAAGGATGCTGGTAGCTAATTTCGCAGGGTTAGATCGTCACATGGCAGAAAAAGAATATGTTGTCTGTGTAGGAAATACATCAATAGGACTTGATGAGATAAATGATCCGATTGGTAAAAGTGAAATATTAATTACACCTGTGATAGCTGGAGCTGGAGGAAATGTAGGAAAAGTCCTTATAGGTGCAGCAATGATTGGATTAGCTTTTGCTACGGGTGGAGCCAGTTTAACTTACAATTCTTTAGCGTTAGCAAGTCCTTCTGTTACGGGTATAGCTTTTACTAGCTTTGCAGGAAAAGCTTTGGTATATATCGGAGCAGGATTAGTGTTTGGAGGTATAGCAGGATTATTAACTCCTACTCCTAAAACACCTGAAAGAACTGAAGACCCTAGAGAATCGTTCAACTTTAGTGGCATCACCAATACAAATGCTGCTGGTGTTCCTGTCCCTATTGTTTTGGGACGTACAATAACAGGAAGCGTTGTTGTCAGCGCAGGTATTGATACCGTTCAGGTAGACACATGACTACAACAATTATTGGTGCTGGTAGTGGTAAAGGTGGCGGAGGTAGTAGTAGAACTCCTCGGACAGCAAGAGATAGCTTAGACAGTAGAGAATTTGCAAACGTAACGGAAGTCATTGCAGAAGGCCCAATTGAAGGTCTTGCGAATGGATTGCAATCTGTTTTCTTAAACGATACAGCTTTACAAAATGCAAACGGTACTTATAACTTTCAGGATGTTGATTTATACGAAAGAACAGGAACAGCGAATCAAACTGTAATTCCTTTAGATTCTTCTCGTTCCGTTTTAAGTTCTACTGCTGTTAATGTCCCTGTAACTAAAGGTTATCCTGTAACAAGAACAATAAATGATACAAGTGTTGATGCTGTCAGAGTAACAATTAATATTCCTGCGCTTCAGAAAATAAACAACGAAAATGGGGATACTTTAGGTTCACAAATTCAATTAAAAATAGCTGTTAAATATACAAATATTTCAACAGGAAGTGAAACAGCCTATGACAACGTAATTGGGTATGATACAGATGAAATAATAAAAGGAAGAACGGCGGATGCGTACAATAGACAATACGAAATTAGATTTAAAAAAGGCGCTGGAGAAATAGGAGAAAATTCAACTTATACAATTAAAGTTACAAGAGTAACGGAAGATTCTACTGATTCATTACATTCTAATGCGTTTAATTGGAGTTCATTTACTACTGTTAAATTTGCACCTCAAACATATGACAATACGGCGTTAATTGGTATCAGATTGGATGCACAGCAATTCAGTTCAATACCTTCGAGAAAATACGATATTAAGGGCTTAAAAGTACAAATTCCAACAGGAGTTACGGTTGATAGTGATACAGGAAGAATTATCTATCCGACCAATTATCTCTGGGATGGAACGTTCCAAGCTGCAACATGGACATCGTGTCCTGCTTGGCTGTTGTATGCATTGATGTTAAACAGTAGATTTGGACTTGGAGATCATTTTGATGCTTCGCAATTAGACAAATGGGCGTTTTTTCGTGCCAGTAAATATGCTAATGAAGAGATTTCATATACCTTGGATGGTGTAACCACAAAAGAAGCAAGATTCAGTTGTAATGCAACAATTAGTTCAACAGATGAAGCCTATAACGTAATCAATCAACTTCTTTCTGTAATGAGGAGTCAAGGCTTTTGGGAAGACGGAAGTTTAACTATTGGCCAAGATTCACCTTCTGATCCTGTTTATAACTTTAATCAAAGCAATGTAACCGAAGAAGGTTTTTCATATACCAATGCAAGTAATAAAAATAAGCCAACAGTTGTTGTTGTTGCTTATTTAGATTTAACTTTAAAAGATAGGGCATATGAAGTTGTAAAAGATACGGCTGCAATTGCCAAGAGAGGAGTTGTGAAAAGGAGCGTTACGGCTTTTGCTTGTACCAGTAGAGCTCAAGCAAATAGATTAGGAAAGTGGCTTTTATATGAAGAAAATAATAGCGAAGTTGTTGCTTTTACTTCTAATTTAGTTACAGCCCAGTTATTAAAACCAGGGCAAATAATATCTATTGCTGATCCTGTAAAGGCAGGCTCAAGAAGAGCAGGACGGATTAGTTCAGCTACTATTAATTCAATTAATATTGATGATGGCGGAGATATAAGTAATATCAATCTTGGCAATTCTCCATCATTAAGTGTTATTTTACCTGATGGAACGATTGATTCTGGTCATACAATTACAAGTGTTGGTAGTTACTGTGTTGGGAACTATTGGGATACAGGTTATGCAACAGGAACGGGAATTATTACGGTTGGAAGTGATTTCCAAGCAATACCAGATGCTAATAGTATTTGGGTTGTAGAAAGTTCAGACTTATTAACGTCTTTATGGAGAGTGATAGGAATCAAAGAAGAAAATGACTTCTTATATACAGTTGAGGCTGTTTCACATAACGAAAGTAAATATGCACATATTGAACAAGGAATTGCTTTAGAAGCAAGAGATACTACAAACTTAAATGTTATTCCTGCTGCTCCTGCAAACGTTCAAATATTAGATGTTCCACGTTATGACGGAACAACAACGAAAGAACTTCAATATGAACTAAACGGTAAAATTGCTGTAAAGATTACATTTCATTGGTCAGGTGTCTCAGGTGTAGATCGTTATCGAGTTAAATGGAGACATGAGGATGATAATTTTACGACTGAAATTGTAAATAATACAACGATTGATTTAATGGATGTAAAGGTTGGAACGTATGTAATACAAGTTTCAAGTATTAGTTCTAGTGGAATATTATTTAGTACACCTGCAATCGGTGAATATGACGTTAAGGGATTACAGGGTAATCCAGACGATATTATTGGGCTGTCAATGGTTCCAATATCTGAAACCTTAGCGGTTTTATCTTGGAGAGAAGTCGCTCAGTTAGATGTTAAGTTAGGTGGTCGAATTATTATTAGGCATGACCCTAGAACTTCAGGAGCTAGTTGGCTAACAAGTAATAAAATTGTTGATGGTGTCTCAGGTGCTTCAACTCAAAAGCAGGTTCCTCTTTTAGCTGGAACGTATTTCGTTAAGGCACAAGATTATCTAGGGAATAATTCAACAAATCCTGCATCTTTTACAACAACATTACCTGAAACAACAAGACGATTAAATGTCAAAACATGGAGTGAAGAGACCGCCTTTAGTGGAACGAAAGTTAATAGTGGTTTAGCTAAATCAGGTAATAATTTAGTTCTAACTCCTAATCCTTATGTGTCATCTGGATACCATGATCCCTTCTATGTTGATGGAGATGAAGAAGGAGAATATACATTTGCAACGACTTTTGATTTTGGACATTCTGGAGTTCAATACGATGCAGTTTTAAGAAAAGAAGTTATCAGTAATTCGATTGCAGCCACAGGAACGGCGTGGGATTCGAGGACTGGTTTATTTGATGATGCTTCAGGAAAAATGGATGGAACGGTTATTGATGAAGCGAATGTCGATTTATATGTAAGAACTACTCCTGATGATCCAAGTTCTTCTCCTACATACGGAGATTGGGCAGAATTTGAAGCTGCAATTATTAGAGCAAGGGGTCTTCAGGTTAAAGCCGTAATTACGTCAAATAACACAGACGCAAAAGTAACAATTAGTGACTTAGGTGCAACCTTAGATTTACTACAAAGAACTGATAGTGCTTCTGTTGCTGCTAATACATCTGCTTCAACAGGGGTTTATAACGTGACTTTTGAAAAAGCTTTTTATAATACTCCACAGATTCAGATTACTCCAAACTCCTCTAGCTCAAACTTATTTGTAAGTGTTTCTAGCTTGAGTCGAACAGGATTCACCGCAACATTCAATAATGGGAGTAATGTAGATACAGAATTTATGTATACCGTGACAGGATTCGGGAGGGCCATCTAATGCCACAAGCAAACCCATCAGGAGGATCAAATTCTGAGCGTTTAGAAAATGTCACCTTCCCACAAGCAAGGATTGATATTAATGACAACCTTGAAGCTCTTCAAACGTTAAATAGTGGAAACAGCGAGCCATCAACTAAAGCTGCATTTATGCAGTGGCTTGATACCAATACTGATCCTGCTGTTTTAAAAATTAGAAATGCTGGAAATACCGATTGGATTGAAGTTGGGTCGTTAAGTGCAACAGAATATGCTTCTAAAGGATTAACAGCAATTGCTAATGGTGGAACAGGTCAAACAACAGCAGCCGCAGCAATAGCAGCATTATTGCCGAGTCAAGGAGGGAACTCAGGCAAAAGTTTAACTACAGATGGCAGTGCTTTGTCATGGGCATTAAGTTCAATTTTTAATTCTTATACATTTAATTACACAGGAAGTACACAAACTTGGACAAAACCAACGACAGGTAATTTGGCTTTGATCTTCATCTGGGGTGGAGGTGGATCAGGGGCTACGGATAATGGAGGTGCAGGAGATTCTGGTGGTGGTGGTGGCGGTTGTTGTTTTGGTGTTTTTCCTTTGTCTGATTTAGGATCTACTGTTTCTATTTCAATTGGAGCAGGTGGAAGTGAACCAAGTAACGATCAGGCTGGCAACACAGGGGGTAATAGTACATTTGGAACGACAAGTGATAGTTACTATATGCAAGCCAACGG